TCTTGGATATCTTTACCGACATGTAAATTCTCCGCTGTTTGACTGTAACTAATTAATCTTGCTTTCACGTGAATAACTCCATCAATAATATGTATAGTCCATAGCCATATGCCGACCATAAAACAATAAAACCGACTACACTGGTTTCTTCCCAACCGTATTGATCTTTCAAACCTAATCTCTTAAATAGCTTATTCATCATTTATCATGTCTTCCCATTCATAAAATAAATCTTCTTCCATATGGTATCTAAGTACATTTTTAATTGAATCACGTACTGTATAGAATTTATCTACGCTAATGTTTGTTTCACCTGCTCTGTTCATAGCTTCGATAATTTTAATATCGTCCATAATTTGTTCATAGTCATCTTGTAACCGAGCAATAACTATATCATGAGCATATTCGTCTGATACATGAATCATCATTACGGTATATATCCTAGGCACCAGTTCTCTGCAGCATCTTCTGCATAACTTTCGCTATGAGCAACTTCATCTGTAACCATAGCTCGATTTTCAACAAGGTTACCTTTATCCCAAAATTCCACTTCAAATATATCTTTCTTATAATTATGATATATGACTGCTTCTCTTTTAGGATGAGACTCATCACCCCAATGTCTGCTAAGTTCTTTTCTCATAGTTTGAAATCCTTAAACTTAGTTGTTTGTTGATGCATTTCTGACTTATCGAATACTGGCGTATCATCAGTCAAAGTCTGTTGATTTTCTTCGGCATCATATAGTCTCATCTTAGATCGATCAACGCCGATAACAAATCTCTTATTCTGCGACGGGTCATTGTAACGATTCTTTAATTGTTTGACCATCATCTGACTTTGCTGTTCGAGTTCTTCAGTGGAGATAAGAGCAAACATAAGATCTGCTGTGGCCGGTAACCCGAAGCTTTCAGATGTATCCTCCAAGCCAACATCCGAGTTCGAATAGCCAGAACGTGTAGTCTGAGTTGCACTAAAAACAGGGACATCGAACTCGACCGCAAGACCACGGAGTTCTTCTGCAATTGCCTTAATATAGTTGTAAGAATTAATCGATCCTCCCATGCCTTTCATACGAGATGAAGCACAAATGTTTAGGTAGTCAATAAAGATAATGTCAGGTTCAAACTGACGTTTGAGTTTGAGTTCATTTAAGAGAGCACGGAAATGGCCGGCATGTGCAGAACCAGTAGGATACTCTTTAACGATCAACTTACCTGTTGTCTTGCGTGCGATGTCTTCGACTTTTGTACGAAACATTTCACGTGACAGGTTAGGTAACTGATCAATTGGAATATTAAGAAGATTAGCATCTATACGTTCCGCAATACGTTCTTCAGCCATTTCCATGGTAATATAAAGAACGTTCTTACCTTCCACGAGAGCACCTGCACTAACGTGACACATAAATAAAGACTTACCAACCCCGGTACCAGCAAGAGCAATATTAAGAGTTTTATTAGGAATACCTCCTTTTGTGATTCTGTTAAAGTATTCAAGATCGAAAGGTATTCTGGACTCCTCTTTGTGGTAGAAGTCGTATCTGTCTTCGAAGTTGTCGACATAATCGTGGCCTACATTTGTATCAAATGCAACACCGAGAGCTTTAGATAAAAGATCTGGCAGTGCACCTTTGGTCATAGTTTCATGTTTGCCATCAATAATCGATATTGATTCCATGATAGCGTTGTAGATGGCTCTGTCTTGACACCATTTCTCTGTAGTATCAAGTAGCCATTGATCATCAATTGGTTCTTTTGAAAACAATTGAGGTAATATATCAACAGCGACCGTATAGTTCTCACCATTCAGTCGATCTGCTTGATCGAGTTCAATTTTAAAACTTTCGGCGGTTGGAAGCTTATTGTATTTACCAACAAACTTCCCGGCTTCTTTAAATAATATACGGTAGATACCTTCGAAATAATCTGGCTTGATGAAAGGTAACACCTTACGCATATAGTTTTCATCAGTTAGAATATTTCGTAGAATCGTTTGTTCAAGATTAGTCTGCATTTTTCTCCTTAAACCCAATAGTTCCATCATTTGCTTCAATACTTGCGCGTAAAATTTCTTGCAAGATGTCACCCGCTTCTTCTTGCAGCTGCTCATCGTTTGAAGTAAGTTCTGCATCAGGACTTGAGATAACGTGGAAGTTAAACGAAAGAAAGGCTTCTTCTCCTTCGCCATTTGCTTCAACTGCACCGTACTGTATTACGGTTTCATTGAACATACCATCTAAGATACGAATATTCCAAGCCTGCTCATGATCATCATCAGCAGGCTCGAATTTATAGGTTTCATTTTCTTTATGATTCATCGATAATTTCATCCATATCGACCTGATCTTTATGACCAATTGTGTATTGCTTTTTCACAAATTCACGAAAATTAGTTTCATCAAAGATAGGCTGCCAGAAACCTTCGGTCAGTGTTTCTGCTTCTCTGACTTTGGTTCCGATAAACTCTCCAGTAGATTGATCGACACGAGAATACCAACCAGCGCCAGGCTTTGCAACAAAGTTCCCAGCGAGAGCCACATCGAGGAGACCAGAATAGCGCTCGACGCCACCGCTCCAAGACACGCTAATAGGAATTTTGGATTTTTCTTTAACATATCGCGATTTCTCCACGTTAATTACAAATTCATAACCCGTAACCTCTGTGCCTTTCTTATTCTGACGACGGCCGAGGATCCAGATATTATCTGCTGAATAGTAGATACCTGTACCACCAGATACTACCGCTTTCGGGAATAACCCCATTTCTTGATACGTATGATTGACTGCAAGAAGTGGAATATCCTTCATAGCAAGATAAGGGGTCGTCATACGGAACAGACCTTTGAGTGCTTTAGCGCGAGACATATCTGCGACAGATTTCTCGTTGATAGCATCATCCATTTCTTTCTTAGATGCAAGGTTACCGATTGAATCAATTACAATGATAACTTTATCTTTACGATCAAGACCTTCGAGTTGACCGATAAGATCAAACTTCAGTTCTTCTACATTCGTAATTGGAGTATGAAGTACTCGACTTGTATCGATATCAAATAATTCAAAGTAGCTCTGCGGTGAACCAAACTCTGAATCATAAAATAACATGACTGCATCTTTATATTGCTTCATATATGCACCAGCCATTAAGAGTGCAAATGAAGTCTTAAAGTGTTTAGATGGACCGGCAAGTACAGTAAGACCAGGTGCTAGACCACCATCCATGGAACCAGATAGTGCAACGTTTACCATTGGCACATTTGTTGGTACCATATCTTTTTCATTGAAAAATTTTGACTCTGAAAGAACTTCGGTAGCTTTAAGCTTTGTGTTCTTTTTAAGTTTATCCATTATTGACATTGAGATCTCCTTATGGAGTTATTATAACATATTTGCGAGCGTTTGTACATAGTCTTTTGCATTTACTTGAGGCTCCCAACCGAGGTCAAGTAAATCTGAATTATTAGCGGTGTTATCATGAGCTTCACATGTATCACCTTCTCTAATTTCGATATTAGGATATAGCATTTTTGCAAGATCTGAAACTATATGACCAGTGCCGGTACCGATATCGTAAGCCGGTAATTTTCCTTTTGTGCCTGTATCAATAAAGATCATGATCGCATTGACTACATCAGATACATGTACGAAATCACGTATATGATCTGTAGCGTATGCTAATTCACCACGCGCCAGTTTTCCCATAAACATTGTATCACGAGCGCCATCACCATAGACTGTAGTGAATCTTAATCCTACCTGATTACTTATAGCGAAAGGAGAAGTAAACGCAGTCTCTTCATTAACTTTTTTACTCATACCGTATGGTGACTTATGCCATGCATGAATACAAGATGAAGATGCATATACCATTGGCACTTGATTTTCTTTACAGATTTTTTGAATACGAGTCGTAGGTTCAACATTATTATCCCAATATTCTTGAGGTACCTCGATCGATCGACGAACATCTGCATCTGCTGCGAGATGAACTACAAAGTCACATCCTTCGAGTTCCCAGTTTTTGATATCGCGACCAGTCTTACGATCCCATTTTACTACATCATGGCCTTCATTCCATAGAGCTGTGATAAGATGGTTGCCAATAAATCCACTTGCTCCTGTTACTGAAATTTTCATAGATTTTCCTTTATAAACTTTTCTGAAATTTGAATACTTGAGTTCACTGCTTGATGCATATCGACATAGACATACTGACCACATCGACCAATAAACTGCATCTTATGACTATTCATCTCTTTGTATTTCTCGTATATCTTACGATTCTCACCATTGACATCTTTAACTGGATAATAGCGTTCCATATCATTGTCACGATAATCACATGGCTCTTCATATGTCAAGGTTGTAACCGAATCATTATATCCATGACAAGGAAGATTCTTCCATTCTGTTACCCGCGTATACGGTCCATCATGTGTAAAATTAACAGGAGCAGTTGGAAGAATCTTCGACATTGGGAGATTTACATTATAAAATTTTATGGACCGATACGGTAGTTCACCATGTACAAAGTCGTAATACTCATCAATAGGCATTGAATTAAAACAGTAGTCTGCATAATTCATCCATACCATATCAAACTTTGTATTGAGTTTTACATCGATGTTTTCATGGTCAAGCATTTTTTCAATCAAATCGGTATATCCCATAAGAGGTAATGCCTGATAATTATCATTCGGAAAATAATCTTCGTTGAAATCATCGCGAATTGGTACACGCTTGATAATACTTGGATCAAGTTCTTCGAGTTCTTTACCCCACATTTTTTTTCGTATATGGTCTAAAGAAAATATCAATCACATTCTCTTTACCTACAGTGTTTTTTGTTTCTCGATTGACAGGTAAAGTTACAAAGCGACCATCATCATGTAAAGCTTTAACTTTATGGCGATACG